GACGCAGTCGATGGCAACCACCAGAGGGAGGACGGGAGCGAAGACCAAGAAGAGGACGAGAGTCACGATAGCGACCCATTTGGACAGACTCATGATAGAGTCCTTTCCGCCAGCTAGTGCTGGCTAGAGCCCGATAGTAGTAGTAAGCGACGGGGTGGGCTCCGAACCCAGCCGCAAAGGAGTCCCAAAGGAAAACCCATATATTGTGATCCAACGATGAGCCTATATATTTAGGCATAAAGCCCCTATAGCGTGTGCAAAAATTTTCACTACAAAAAAAAGGGCCTTAAAGCGATAGCATATAGTACGCATAAAATATTCACTCGTATTTTATGGAATACTACTACGGGGCCCTAGGGCCCGTACCACTAAACTTTTTCCCCCGAGGAGCACGAGTAGTATGAGTAACGACGACCTAAAGAACTCTATAGGCGGCAACGCCGACTTGAACCCGACCGAACAAAAAGGGTACGCCCCGGTCCACCTGGTAAACCTAGCGGACGTAGGGTCTGGCCCTGGGTGTGACCCCAGAGACGCATACGCAATGTACATCTGTTTGGCTGGCATCCCTGGTTACGGCTCAGCGAAGGGCCCGGTAATCCTGCCCCAGCAACCTGCTTTACTGGTGTCGGCCGCTACTAAAGTAGAGCTCCGAGATCGTGTAATAGCTATGTTGGATCACGTAATAGACCAGACCGAGCTAGCCGAGTCGTCTGGTAAACCCAAAATAGCGCGGGTGTAGTCAATGAGATATGCCACCGAACTCCGACTCAAGGAGGAAACATGAGGTATTTTTGTGTAACAAAAATTTTAGCGCTACGGAGCGATAAATAATGCGCTATGCTACGGAACTCCACCAAGGGCTGTCTATCTGTGTTAGGTACGACGCCGCCCCGTCTCCTCAGCTCCACGTCGATTTCGACGCCGTGGTTAGGGTGCTGGCTAGGCACGAGTTGCTGGTAGCCCAGTCCGTTTTTGGGTCGTTGCTGTCGGAGCGGCTCGACGGGCTGATAGGAGCCCCGAACGACCACACGTCTATATTAAAAGCTTTAGACGTAATAATAGCGACAGCTAGCGAGTGTATAGCGAGATGAGCACGAGCGGCGCGAGCGGCGCCCCACCGGCGTTGGTCGGTGCAGGCGCTATCAGTGAGCTAGGGGTTCCGCTGGACCCTAGTATGTTTTTGTTAGAGCAGTTAGCTCGATATGAAATCGAGGTTCCCACTGCTGCTGGGGCCCACCTGGCTAGCTTCATGCAACGCGCCGTGCGGGGACACGTTTCCGCACTGCCTATGCAGTGTAAAGGCGCTAAGTGTAAATTTAAATCTATGTGCAGTTTGCTGTCGGCTGGGTTGGAACCGCCCACCGGACGGGTGTGCCCTATTGAAATGGCTCTGGTAGAGGCCTGGATAGCTAAATTCCGAGCAGCCACGGGGTTGGATACCGTAACCCTAGACGCTACCTCCATAGACCAAATGGAATTAATTTACGAAATAGTTGGGTCTGAGCTATTACGATATCGTGCATCGGTCCACCTACACGATACGCCGGAGCTAGTAACAGATCGTATAGTAGGGTACAGCCCGCAGGGCCAACCTATCTGGGACTTTAGGATTAGTCCTAGTCTATTAATTAATGAGAGACTTACTAAATTAATATTAAAGTTGAAAAAATCACTACTAGCTACGCCCGAGTCTCAGATTAAAGCTGGCCGTTCTGCCGGAGACGCGTCGACCAATGCCGCAAAATTAAGAGAGAAAGCTCGCGAGGCGTCTGAGCGCCGTCGGGGCGAGATCAAAGAGGCAGATTTTGAAGTAGGTCCTAGCGAGCCTACCTAAGGAGGCTAGCATAGTGGCTATACGAGGACGAGGACCGCGTCGCCCCCGGCCTATTCATAAATGGCCGTATCAGGGTGGATTCGACCGTTATTATAACTGGGCATTTCCTACCTATCATAGGCGCGACTTCCTGCGGGGGCTGCCTCATAGCAAAACTACACTAGAGTCGGCTACCAGCCACTATAGAGCTAGGGGTAAGCCCATTCGCTACTCCGACACTTTCAAAGGTCGTGAACATGCTATTAAAAACTTTGTTAGAGAGGCTAACTTTAGGTTTCAAACTAGGAAGCCTCTGATCCCTACCGACGTCGGTTCCGGGGTTGGACTAACAGCGCGTAAGATAGCACCTACTGGTGCAGTACTTAAACTGCTGACGGCCACCCCGGAGTACCAATCCGTAACAGCCATAGGTCAGTTTATGGATTCTATGGGCCGTGTGGCCGCGCGTCCCGCAGCCCGTGCTGCGTCCGCTCGCGCCTGGAGCGCCGCGCTAGGAGGCTCGAACCGATTGGTCGGAGGAGCAGCCATAGGAGTAGGCGCTGTTTTAGGACTATACGCTGCTAGTCGCGTGTTTGGTTGGCTCGGCGGGCCGTCTCATAAAAATACCGTAGCGGCTAGTTTAATAGGGCAGCGCGGAGATCGACTACTAGAGTACCTAAAAATAGCTCCGGACGACGGATCTGATCCAGCCATACTAGCTATTGGTACTGCTACGCACGAAACGATACAGCAGCAGATGTTGCAGGCCGGCCTAGCTGATTCAGTAGAGTACGAGGTGTTAGATACTACTTTAGGCATCAAAGGTTCCGTAGACGTCGTGCTGCCCGGAGGTATTCCCCTAGAACTAAAAACTACCAGCGCGACGGCTATAGCCGCACTAGCTAAGCCCCGAGAGTCTCATGCATCGCAGGTTAACTTTTACGCACACGCCCTAGGCGCTCCGTTCGGTATCATTAGGTACATAGACCGAGACGACCCCGAATCAACCGTAGAGTTTAGGGTTCCGTACCAACCCGGCCGATTAATATCTGATGTGCGTGAGGTCGCGCAAACTGTGATGCAATACTCCAAATGGGCCCCTAGTAGGTACCTAAACTGGGCCACCCAGATAATTAATCCCGGCCTACGTAGCTCGGCCGGCGGGCTGTCCTCGTGGGAGTCCTTAAAACCACGTCCAGGGTGGGGCGGCGGACGAGATGATTCTCTAAAGCAGGTAGCTGACGCTCCTGTCACGCCAGCCACGCGCCTAAAAAACGTATCTATTCGGGACTTAGGGCCCTTAGACCTGCACGCTCAGCGCATAGGTCATGGCTTACGCAATCAAAGTGTAAGGAGTAGGCCCAGAGGTACCCGATGAAACAATCTATTATATGGAATCTAGTGCAGGAACTATTTTACTCGTTACGGCACCGCATCGGACCCGCAGCAGCCGGCGCGGTTGAGCACGGCACTCCTTTAATTAAATCTGTAGGCCGGAGTCTGCCCGACGCACTGCTTACGCCTGGGGCGCGGGCAGCAGTAAAAACTCATATTCCTATAGCAGCCGAGTCAGTAATAGGTATGTTTGAAAAAGAACAGCGCAGTAAATTAATGCCCAGCATTCGTAAATATTTCGACGACCCCGTACACGGCGGGCTACGCACCGCAGCAGCTTATGGTGCTGGCGGCGTAGGAGCAGCTAACCTACTAGGGGTTGATCCAGGAGGTGTAGTATCTGATTACGTAAATCCTGGACTAGCGCTAGGAGCCCACGCTCTGTTAGGTCGTAGTGTAATAGGTATGGGCGGTACCGCGTCTCGTTTACTAGGTACTGGCTATTTGACACTAGCTGGCCTAAATACTCTTAGGTCTGGCGACCAGTTAGGGCCGATGTAATGAGCATCCTAAGTAGAATGCTAGGCGGACTATCTCGTATACCTACCAAAAGGTATCTTAGAGGACTAACCAACCGTGCAAACACCGCCGCTCTAGCCGCCCGAGCGGCTGTTAGAAATAGTCTACCTAACAAATTAGTTAATAGTGGGCTGGCTAATCGCGCTAGTAGAGCAGCTGGGTCACTAGTTGGAATGACCCCCGGTCGTATGCCTAATATGAGATTAGGTGGAGGAGCTCTACCGTATTTAGCCGTCGGGGCCCCTATAGCAGGTGGGGTAGCGTCCTCAGCTATGGGTTACGCGGCCGAGCGCTATCGTCGACACCAATCAGTAATGTATGGAGTGGACGACGCTAACACTAGTGCGTTTAGTATGGTAGGCGGCGTAGCTCTAGCCGCTGGGTTGGTCGTAGGAGCCGGCGCTCTGCTAAAAGCTGCCGCGCCGGGTCTAAGACTATCCGCTACTAACCGAGGGGCCGTCCAGGCCGCAGTAAAACGCGGCGGGCCGGTTAGTATGGCGCCCACCCCAGGATTCGTAGCTAGCGAGCAATCCGTATTAGCGCGTAGGGCCCTAACTCGTAAAGGCATTGGAGTTACTAGTGCTAGACCTGGTGTTATGGGCCCTCATCCCCAGGGCCCCTTAAAAATAGTCGGCCGCTCGGCGCAGTCTATTTCCGGGTCTGTAGTTAACACTACGGGCAGGTTAGCAGGAGCTATAGGCGCCACGGGTGCACGAGGCGTACGAGGCATCACTCGCAAAGCTCTAAAGCCCGCTACGTGGGCTGTTGCTCAAACCTACCGCTCAGCCGCTTTTAGGCCTGGAGGGTGGCCTAACCTATTTTATGGCGGCGTAGCCGGGCTAGCTGCGGGGGCTTTACAGCCCACCCGTAGGCCCCACGTAGGGTCTCTTACACACACCGACGAGGGCCGGGCTGCTCGGGCTCGACTCCGGCGCAGCACCAATCAAACAGCACTAGGCTCGCACTACGGCCGCCGTCGTAGTTCGATGGGAGCACTGTAATGGCCCGTACTCTAAACGACGTGATAGACTCTGGACACGAGTCGGTATTCCACTCCATACCTGCTTGGTTGACTACTGAGTTAGGCGGGCACGTACTGGCCCCTAAATCCGGTGGCATACTAGGAGGCCGGTTAGGCCGAGGCCTATTAGACCGGCTAAAGACGGCAACCCCGATTACGGCTACTCTAGGTATGCGTAGGGTTGAAGCAGCCCTAACCGCTAATCCTACACTAACCGAGGGCATGAGAAATTCACTTCGTAGACTAACCCGTAGCACAGACCCTGTGGCAGCACGTGCAGCTAGGGACGCTCCTTTCGACCTGGCTAAAAAACGCGTGGGTAGAGTAGCTAAACTGTTTAATACTTTCATGGTATTAGAACTAGCGTTTAGTGCCGGTGCCGGAATAGCAGGATGGGCCAGTACTACCGCTCAGTCCGCCGCGTATACCAGATATCAGTCCCCTCCACCTGCTCTGGCGGGCGGCGCTGCTTATACACAACGTCAGCGAGCCATCGCTGCCATCCACCAATCCCAACTAACCACCAGAGCCATTATAGGCCAAGAAGCATCCTACATGCATGGGTAATTCGTAATGCCACCAGCAAAAACCAACGGTAATAGTAAATTGTTAATTGGAATCCTACTAGGGATACTTGGTACTGTCGTACCCGGCATCGTAGTAGGTCAGACTGTAATAGCTCATCAAGCCAAAGTTATTAAAAAGGAGTTGTGCCTGGAAATGGAGGCCCACTATTTTTGTAACGATAAAGGAGATGCCCTCAGAGACTTGCTGATACGTATCGACCGTAGGCTGGTTGTTATCGAAACTATGTTGAAGGCCTCTAAAAACCCTCGGTAGGAGCTATTAATGGACTTAGAAAAATTTGATCAGTTAGTGGAACAAGGTTATGGCCGCAGACGACTGGCGGCAGCACTGGGAGTTAGCGAGTGGTCTATTAGAAAACATACTGCCGCGTCTCCTGTTAAACCTAGTGGATTTCGTAAGGGACCTAACAAAATATTGTGTTTTGGAGATACACACATACCGTACCAAGATGATCAGGCCATATCAATTCTTAAACAGTGGATACCTATATATAAACCAGATACTATAGTTTTACTAGGAGATATGATAGATGTATGGCAGTTATCGAGGTTCGTTAAAGATAGTTCGCGCGCGTTTACTTTACAATCCGATATAGACCTAACCATAGAGTTTTTGCGTTCCATTAGGACCATAGCAGGTCCTGCCACCACTATATATTTTCTAGAGGGCAATCACTGCCGGAGGATGTCTACTTACCTACAGTCTCGCGCGTCTGAGCTTTATTCACTCAAAGCACTAGCACTACCTATCATCCTGGAGCTGGAATCCATGGGCATAACCTGGGTACCTAACCATGATATGTTACATATAGGCCCGATACTATTTAGTCACGGTGAGGTAGTACGTAAATGGGCTGGGTATACTGCCCACGCTATGCTGGAAAAATACCAGCAATCCGTGGTTATGGGCCACGTGCACCGACTAGCCGCTTCCTACCAACGCGTTAGGGATGAAGCCTGCGTAGGCATTGAGTCCGGATGTCTGTGCTCTTTAGACCAAGAGTATTGTAAGCACCCTAACTGGCAACAAGGCTGGGTTACCATAGACTTATTGGACGATCTAGATTGGTGTTGGCAGCTCTACCACGTAAATCACGGTAGACTGGCCACTCCCCAAGGGGTGATCTATGGCAAAAACTAATTATTTAAGGTGCCCCAAGCTAAAAATTACAGTAATAGAAGTATCAGATACGGGGGACATTAAAGTGTCTGAGCAGTTTTCAGACTGCTACCGTAAATACTGTAGTGCTTGGGACGCTGATACCAAAAAGTGTTTGATCTACCACACTGACGCCGAGGAAGAGGATGAGTAACGATACTATAGTATCTAAAGGGTATATACCAGAGCGAGACTACCCAGCAGTAGACTATCAACCTATAGGGCCTCGTCCAGGCGGGTGTAAGAACCAGTGCAGAGACTGTCGCGCGTATTATTGTATGCTAATGGAGCTAGGTATTACTAATAGGGTTATGCCTCCTAAATGCCGTGGATTGGTAGTAGAGAACCTGGACTTCGTACACGAAGCCGATTTCGATTCTACTACGGAATATGAGGACGCGCTAATCCTAATGGATCCCGTAGCATGGGCTGCTCGTGAACTAGACTGGACTCCTAGGTGGTACCAGTCTGAGATCCTGGACTGCACCGCGCAGTTCAAAGTGCTCCGAGCCGGACGTCGGGTAGGCAAATCAGAAGCCATGATGGTATATACGCTGTACAAAGCAGCTACGTGCTCTAAGTTTCCCATACTAGTAATAGCTCCGTACGAAGCCCAGGTAACTATGTTGTTTGACGTAATGGCTAGGATGATATCCGAGTCAGCTACTCTGCAGGGCTCTATTAAGCGTTTTACGCAAAACCCACATCGTATAGAGTTCTTAAACGGGGCTCGTATACTAGGGTTCACCGCTGGGGCTAAATCCGGTGCTAGGTCAGACAAAATCCGTGGTCAAGACGCCAAACTAATCGTTTTCGATGAAATCGATTTTATGGATTCTATAGAGCTAGAAGCCATCCTAGCTATCCTAACGTCTCATCCTGACTGTGAGTTAATGGCTAGTTCTACGCCTACTGGCGAGCACAAAATGTTCTTTTCGTGGTGCGTAAATAAGAATCTAGGTTTCAAAGAGACCCATATCATTAGTATGGAATCTCCTACGTGGACTGCTGAAACAGAGGCCACAGTACGAGGCGCGTATTCGTCTATAGGATTCGAACACGAGTTTTTGGCTGAGTGGGGTACGTCTGAGCATGGCGTGTTCCGTAACGCTGACATAGACGGTTCCCTCAGCAACTATGACATGTCCGAGTGTAAACCCAATCCTAACTGTACTTATATAGTTGGAGTAGACTGGAACAAAAACGCTGGTACCCACATAATAGTTACCGAGTGGAACGGTACAGTTTTCCGTCCTGTATATAAATCTATTATACAGTCCGATGAGTACTCTCAAACTCTAGCTATAGAAAAAGTCGCACAGGCCTTTACTGACTGGAGTGCGTCCTGGATCTACGCAGACGCTGGATATGGCCAGGTTCAAATAGAAACCCTAAAAAAGCTGGGCCAGACCAACCCCGGTACTAGGCTGTCTGGACGGGTAAAAGGCATAGCTATGGGCTCTCAAATCCTAATACGGGACCCAGACACTAACCTAGAAGTCAAAAAGCCTGCTAAACCTTTCATGGTCAACATATCTGCGCTACAGGTCGAGGAGTCCCGAGTCCAGTTACCAGCATCAGAGGATACTCACGTAACATCTGATGACGATGGGTCTGCACAGCACGGTCTAGTGCAGCAAATGCGCAACTTTAAAGTAGACCGCGTGTCCGCCCTAGGGTTGCCAGTATACTCTCAAGGCCAGGAACATACTCTAACAGCTTTTATGTTGACTTTGATGGGCTTCATATTGGAACTGTCCGACTTAACTAAAGGCACTCCAGACTCTAGGGTACTATCGTGTGGTCCTAAGGAAGCTACCACTACAGTAAAACAGGAGTCCCTAGACGAGCGCAAAAATCGCATTATGGGCACCACCAGTAGGGACTTAGCCGATTCATCTATCACTCGTTCCCCTGGACTGAGTGATCTAGCACGATCTACTAACTATCGTAGTAGACAGCGTACGGCTACGCGTACTAATTTGTCCGATTATTTAAAAAATCGTCGGCGTGACCTAGGTAGTGGCTCTAGGAAATCATTCTAATGACTGACTATATTAATCCAGGGCATCGTAAACCACGTAACATAACCGAGGCTCCTAGTCCCGAGCCAGTGGTACCAGCAGCTGACGTAGGGCTGGATGAGTCTGAGGCCCTGGCCATATTCGACGACATAGAATCAGTAATTGATAAAGGCGTGGCCCTACTAGATGGACTACGGGCCTATGATACTGGGGCATACGTGCCAGTACGGGACGACGATCTAGTTCGGATGGCGGTACGCAGACTAACTGATTCCACTGGCGAGCGTATTTACTACACTGAGTTTACTGCAGCAGTAGACTGGGTTGCTGCGTATCAGGCCGATTTAGAGTCACGTATCTCCGATGAGATAGACGCTATACCTGGTATAACACCAGACCAAATAAACGAGATAGTAAAGAAAAGTAGTTCCGGAGACGATCTGTGGAGCCTAGTAAAAGGCGGCGTTAGTCTCGTAACTCTATATCTAACAGCTAAACTAACCAACTTTTTCAACGGGCCTAATAACTCTACCCTAGTGCTGGAGGAGCCTTTCAAAGGCGCGCTGCTACTAGACGGGGCCGTAGGCATAGCTACGTACCTACTATTTACTGGGCGATATAGTGACTTAGATCGAGCACGTACTATAGCTCCGGAGTTAGCACCAGTAATAGACCAGTTGTCTAACATGGACATAAACGAGCTGATACGTCAGTCCGGGCTAGATCCAGCTGAGTTCCGCCGGGCTGCCCACTACGACGACGCTCAGTTAATGATTCAGTACGCACTAACATGGATAGGGTCTAACGCGGACGGTAACCATAATTTCGATCATTGGATTATGTACGTAGACACTGTTACCAAGCAAGCCCAGTTCCTACACTCTAGGCGCGCGATGCGTGAGTACCGAGCCACGGCCGACCGACGCTCCGGGACCACTGGAGCCAGCGGGGGCTCACGCAAATGGTTTATGGGAGCAGCCGCTGCTGGGTACTTTAAGTATCTGAGTACTGCTGGTACCCACTATTACGACTCTATATTTACTGCATTAGGAGTAAACGTAAACAGTGCTATACCAGGCGTGAACATAGATATATGTTGTGTGTGGTCTATAATTAAAGAGTTCACTGGTGACATAAACACCGACCCATTAAACCAGATAGCCCGCGTGCTCCGTATGGCGGCCACCGATCCTCAGGCCATCCTAGGCAGCATTATTAATAGCATACTAAATAAATTACAGTCCAACCTACACTTCTTGCTATCTAAAATGATAGCTATGTTTGATGCTCGGCTACGAGAGTTCGAGGAAGATTTATTCACTCTGTTTAAGTTCCCCTCCGGACGCACAATAAAAAATTGTGTAGCACTAGATATGATACTGGTAGGCATCAGGCAGGCCATGCGTAGGCTCAAAAAGTTCGTAATAGACCTAGCCATGCAACTAGCTGAGCTACTAGGAGCCAACATCAGTTATCTAGCTGTTACTGCTGAAAAGAGAATCTGGTTGCAACTAGCTAACATATTAGAAATGCTAGCAGATGATTTAGTCAACGCTGAAATAACGTGTGGGACCGACGATGCCCTAGGTTCGGACCAAGCCCGGTGGCTGACCGACCAAATCGCGGAGGCCACAGCTTTTTCTAACATCGCAATAAATACAGACGACTTAACAAAATTTAGGGACACCGATATATTAGCGCCCCTAGGAGTCAAACTCAGAGCCAACGATTCCGTGTGGCCTGTATTAAATATTGAATAGGTAGTAATATGGGATTAAAATCCTTTTTTAAGCAGCTGTGGACGGGCCAAGACGTAAAACTAGCTACGCCCCGTCGGTCCGTCCCAGTAGAGCCAGCCATCAAAGCACAGCGTAGAGTGTACGGGCCTCCTTTAGGGTACGAGTATGCTGGGCCTTACGTAGACCGTAACTCAGGATTTAAGCCTCCTGTGTACGACCTAGCTGAAATAGCTCGTGCGGCGGACGTAGAACCATATGTTTTACAGTCTATTAGAAAACATAGAGAGCAAATACTAAAAGAAAACTGGTTTATTAGTGGCCCTAAAGATCGTGTAGATTATATTAATCAGCGGCTGTTCGAAATAGCCCTGATGTCCGGAGTATCTACTGATTCTTTCGTACGAGAGTCCGTCACTAGTATCATATCATATGCTACATTTTTCCTAGTCTTTAGGCGTGACGCAGCCAAATCATCGGGCCGACACATACTATTTCATGGAAAAGTGCTGCCTCCTATAGCCGGCGTTTTTCCTATGGACCCCACGTCAGTATCAGTAAGAGTTAACTCTTCATGCCGGCCTACTAGTTGGAAACAAACCGTGTCCTCTGCTAATGGAGGACGTAACGAGGTAATTTTTGAGGCGTCAGACGTAATAAATGCTACTATAGACAAAAAGACCGGGTACAGTTTTGGTACACCTTACATACTACCTGTATTAGATGATATCAGAGCCCTACGTAAACTCGAAGAAATCGCGGAAATAACTAGTTTAAAATACGCGTTTCCTCTAGTGCACCACCAAATAGGTACCAAAGAGCAGCCACTGTCTGCCTTCGATGGTGGCTCCTCAGAGCTAGACCTAGTCAGAGCTATGATAGATACCATGCCTCTAGAGGGCGACTTCATTACCTCCAATCGCCACACTATTAAAATATTAGGTACTGAAAATAAAGTATTAGATCTGTCTGACTATCTAACTTACTACGAAGCTCGTGTGTTAGCTGGACTACGGCTATCCCCAATAGACTTGGGCCGTGGTGGTACTAGCAACCGATCCACCGCTGGAGTGATATCTAAGTCTTTACAGGACGCAGCTAGAGACATACAAGAAGTTATATCCTCAGCACTGACCTACCAGTTGCTACTACCGCTGTTACTAGAAGGTGGGTACGAAGTAACTGAGGACTCCATGGTACGGTTCGCTTTTCCAGACATAGATCGGGAAGAACTAAGAGCCCATCAAAACCATGGTATGCAAGCTTATATGCAGAACGTGATCACCCGTACCGAACTACGTAATGAATATTTCCGTATCAACTCTTTAGAGGACGAAGCTGATACTCAGCGGCAGCAAGAAGCTGTAATAGAGTCCAAACTACAGGCCGAGGCTGCTACGCAGGCCAAAGCTCAGGCCGTAGCAACTAAAGCGGTAGCTAACAAAGCCAAACCAGCCAACCAGCACGGCAGTAAAATTAAAAAGAGTGTAAAGAACTCACTAGACTCTATCATAAGCGATCTACGGATCGACCTCGCTGACGGAGCGCCCACCAAATCTAGGATAGTAGACCAGCTGGTATTACTAATACGACCACATATATTAGCCGCTTATGCTCTAGCAGACTACGATATGCCTATCAGGGCACAGCAAAAGTTTGAGCGCAACTTCATACGTGTCAATTGGACTAAGTCCCTAGATCGTGTGTGGGATGACCTAGATACCGACGACCTTACTAAAAGGAACGTGCTACTAGCTAGACTTACTGATCTATTAGTGTACGCAGCCGAGATCCAGCTAGATGTAGCATACAAACTAGCTTATTGTAAACAAGCGTACGCCCAGGGCCACACTACTGTAGCCATAGGCGATGCTATCATAGACGTTAGCCGCAGAGCTATTAGGTACTCTAAACTAGTATCTTTAGGTTCCACTATCGGACCAGTACCAGACGATGATTAATAAGTTTTTAGTGTCCACCAATCCTTTATAGAATAATAACTAGAGAGATTATTACATGAGATTTAAAGAAAACATTTACTTCAAGCATCTACCTATTAAGGATATAGTAGACTCTGAACTATTAGGCGGGTCTAATAGCCTTAAAGTAAAAATTCGCGCGACTCATTCAGGTTATATAATAAATAATAGAGTGTATCCTGGTACAGCAGTAAAAAAATCGCACGGGTCTTTTTGCTCTGAAGCCAACGGCGGCACCTCAGAATACGACCGTCCAGTACTTACGCACCATAACTCCTATAGTGATCCTATAGGTAGGGTGGTCGGTAGCTCGTTCGTAAAGCTCAAATCTGGCCGAGATTTTACCAAAGACTACCTTAGCCCAGATTATGATAAATCAGGTCAGGGCAGTGGTTACGTTTTGATAGACGTTGAAATCAAAGACCCAGACGCTATAGCCAAAATATTAGACAACCGGTACACCACTGTATCAGTTGGTATGAGACCGAGCGCCTATTACTGTTCTATATGTGGCCAAGACTGGATGACCGTAGACTGGGATGAGCACTGTAACCACGTCCCAGGTAAAACCTACGCACTAAACGAAGACTCCAAAGAAAAACATCTGTGTTACGGAATAACTGGGTTACTGGATTATAGCGAGGTATCCTTCGTTAATATTCCTGCTCTACCCAAAGCACAGGTGGTTGCTGTATCAGATGCTATACAAAATGATAAAGAAATGGTATCGGACGTCACGTGCCCATCAGCCATAAGTTCTTTGGTACTAGTGGATTCCGTAGGTACCGAGACTGAGTGTATAAAATCTACTACACGTGGAAAAAAGATAAAGACCGCCTCATGCGTGGAGGATCAAGTAGTGGTCAAAACAGGCCACGACTTCGTAGATCCATATGAAACGCAAGATAATAAGCCCGAAACTACCAGGACTCGGGCACCAGCTGCTAGAGCGGAATTGCCAGAAGTTGTTGTGGACCTGACGACTCCTACCAAAGCAGCGGATAATACACCAGAAAAATCGCCTATAACTGTTACTAAGGAGACGACCGTGAAAACTGAACCAGACAAAACGGAACTAACTAGTGCCGCTTTGAATGCTTCTCTAGAGTCTCTAACGAAGGATGTTGAGCAGGCCCGTAAAGATTGTGCCGATGCGGCCTCAGAAATTGAGAGCCTTAAATCCACGATCACCGAAAAAGACAGTGAGCTGGCTAGAGTAACTGAGATCACAGACAGTCTAAGGACTGAAATGTCTCTGATACTTGCAACAGCTTTACTTAACGACCGTGTCCTGCTCAAAAAGCCTGATGTCAGGGATCTCTCTTCTGTAGAAGAGCTAGACGCCGTAAAAGCCCAGTACGCTGAACGTACGATTGAGTCTCTAAAAGACGCAATCAACGACCTAGCTTCTGAGCTTTTGGAACTTAAAGCTAAACCAGCTCCTAAAGTCGTGCTAAACCCAGTAGATAAGGTCGAAGACCCTACTATAGGTAAGCATGGTACAGTCGAAGAGACTGCTAAGAGTGGCTTAGATAAACTTTTTGAATAACGAGGAATATAATGACTTTTAGAACCCCTAGAGGGTATGGAGTTAAACGGCCTTACTACCAGGAAATCTGTGGGGGCATTCGCCCTACTCCACAGGCAATGCCTATGGAGGCTTGGACTGGACTTCCTGCCACTAGTATCGACGAGCTACACCACGACCCTATCGTAATCGAAGCTGGTACCGCTGTAGGTATCTGCCCAACTGGAAATGCCAGCGTCGCATATAATGCTGCCGGTAAAATAGTTCCTGCTACCAGAGCCACTGGCGTAACGTGTACTGCGTACACTAGCCAGAACACTAACTGGGGCATCACTGAGTCCTACACTGAGCAAGATTTTGGTGTTACCAAACCTATTGGTGTTGTTTTCTCACCTACATACAGTTTCCAGCTACAGTCTACGTACACCAACTACAAACGTAGTCATAACGTAGGTGTCGTAACTGATTATGTAGTCCAGATTCCTTGTGTATGGTCTGGTGAATTCGGTATCAATCCAGGTGATATAATCGTAGTCGCTAGTGGTGCTGTATACCGCAGTGACGCTATGACCTATAGTTTTACGACTGCCACAGCTGGTCGCTACGAAGCGTGGGATAAATCTTCCGTCGCACACCTAGAGTATGCTATCGGTAGATGTCTAACTACACATACTTTTGCTACAGCTGCCACTGCTGAGGGAACCCTGTTCTCTACTAATATGGTTGCTACTACTACTCCTACCGTCTCTACTACGACTACAGATGAGTTTGGTGGATTAGACAAAGTACAAACGGTTCCAGGCTTAAGTACCGCAGGATCTGCGACACTAGGCATACCTGGATGGCTGTTGGGCGCTCGCGCTGACGCATCGTTGCAGTATAAAGCCCTAACCATCCTGGTAAGGCTATAAGGAGCGTACTAATGAGTAAACTAAAAGACTTTGAGACTTATCTTACTAGTAAGGTACAGGACTCAGAACAACGAGAAGTAATGCTTGGCCTAGCGGCGCACTTAAGAGAAGTCGCTGCAGAACAGACCGCCAAGGATGTTGCTGCTGCTGTTGCAGCTATTAAAACAGACGCTGGGGATACGGACCTTTTCAAAAAGGACTCCCGGCAGGTTCGGCTAGAGAGTAATGTTAGGTCTGCTGCACACGTATGGCGTAACAACGGCATCGTAGACGGCGTGGCCGAACAAATCACGTATGAAGATCTGTGTCGAAAAGATATTCAGTTCGCTCGTGACTTTACCTCTACTGACCACCCGCTGTTAATTCCTCGGGTAATCAGTGAACAGGTTAAAGAAGCTATAGAACCTAATATCGTGTTGACTGGGCTGTTACAGAGGATTAATTTCTCTACCGGCACCCAGCTAACTTTCCCGGCAGTCGGAGCTATGGCAGCTGCGGATATCGCTGAAGGTGACGAATATCCAGAACGCTCTTTGGAGTTCTCTGGTACGGTCGTTGCCACGATTGGAAAATCTGGTATAGCAGTTAAGATGACTGCTGAAATGATCAGATACTCCATGTTTGATATCATGAGTATGCACTTACGTGCTGCTGGCCGCGCCCTAATCCGCTGGAAAGAGCAAAAGGTTGCTCGTATGATGTTAGCTGATGCTCAGGTGCTGTTCGATAACAACGCCACTTCAGCATCCTCAACCACAGGTCGTAGTGCTTCCGGTGCCTACAACGGTACTCTAACACTTAATGATCTGTTCCGTGGTTGGGCCGTTATGGTCAACCGTGGCTTCATGCCCAATACTATCATCATGAATCCTTTCGGATGGATGATTTTTGCTCAGGACTCTCTAGCCCGTCTATTCGGTTTCGAACACGGCGGACAGCTATGGGGTCAAATGCAGGGTCAGCTCGGTAGTGCCTCTCAGTGGGGCGCCGGTAACCCAATGCAGAAAATGACTCTGCCTACTAAACCACAAATGCTTAGTACGCAGTACTCCAACGTGCCCAGTATGTTCCCCGCTACCTTTAATATCGTAGTAAGTCCTTACATGACTTACAGTGCTACTGCTAGTACTACTGATTTCATTCTGTGTGACATCAATGAAGTTGGTATTATCGTGGTAGACGAAGAAGTCGTAACCGAGGACTTCGACGATCCAGCACGTGACATCCGCAAGGTCAAACTCCGCGAACGTTACGGACTAGCCTCTATAAACGAAGGTTATGGTATGGGTCTATTCAAGGGTGTCAGTATCGAACGTGGCTTCGATTTCGCCGAGAAACTCGCAGCTTCCTACGATCTTGGTGGTAATGAGTACCTTACTGGTTCTCAGGCACTATCTGGTGACGCTGATTATACAGCCGTTATCTAAACTATATAATAATAGCCCTCACAGTACTCATGCTGTGGGGGCTATTTTTATAGATAGTAGATAGAGACCAACCGCAATTACTAATAGAGAGGCGTGCCATGAGTAACCACCCGTTGATAGGCCGAACAGTAAGCATTAACTTAAAGAGTACCACATACTTTGGTATAGGTAGTTTGTGGCTTACCCCAGAAGTCTACTACGACGTAGTACCAGATGATCTGACTGAGCAGGAAATCGAGATAATAAAATCGGCAGTACTGTCCGGACAACTAATAATGGGCCGGCATAAAACTGCGGCCGTAGATCGGGAACCAGAGGTGCTAGCTGGGTATCTAGCTGAATTAAAAGTTAGTGATGGACTATCAAAAGATATAAAGTCCACCATAGTACGTATTACCAGGTCACCTATGATAGGTGGCTATACCTCACGCGAACTACTGACCCATATGCTAAAGGCAGAGCGCAATGGTAAGTGTAGGGATAGAGTAGTAAAATTTTTGGATGAGGCCCACGATATAGTTACTAGAGAGTTTCCAGACTACCTAGTTCCACTAGATGGTGAAGACGACGACTCGTACCAAGTTAGCGTAGACACTACCACAGGTAAAGTAGTATCTACTGATCGTGAGCCTGAAAAGGTAGCCTCACCACCAAAGCCAACCAAAGGCCGTCCCAAAGGTAGTAAGAACAAAAAACAAGCACTGGATGATCTGATAAACTAGGAGTCCACACATGGCATTAGGATTTGTTAGCTCTAGCCCCGCATCTGGCGCTATAGGAATATTTTTAAATAATACTTTTAAAGTAAAATTTGACGACGCCCTATTAGCTAGCAGTGTAACACCTAGTGCTTTTGTATTGAGAGACTCAGCTAGTAACAGGATAGTAGAGGCCGACGTCTCCATAGATCCCGCCGATACTACCCAGTCCATAGTAACTCCAGTGGTGTCTCTAAAGCAGTACACCTCGTATAAATTATCTGTTATAGGCGTAGACATAAATACGTCTAGGTGCCTACAGGGCGTAACAAATGGTACTCTAACCACTACTCTAACATTTTCTTTTACTACTGGCGACAAACTTTATTCTCACGACGTGTTAATCGAACAGAAAACTTCTGGGGATTACACAAGAGAAGGCGATCTTTTTCTCCCCAGTAATGTAAGGGTTATGGCAGAGCTGCCAACTATTACTAAGTTGGCTCCGGCTAGAGAATCTCATGGTAAAAGTTATGCCACCATAGACCTAACTTTTAATAAGCCAATTACCAGTGGGTCGCTCGATTACATAGACATAGAATTCATACCTATGATGGATTCTACTGACTACGTCTATGCTTACGATGGGTCAGCATCTAGTGGTTATCTGTCCCCCGATGGTACAACTTTTACTGGGTACCATCAACCTTCCGGCGCTTTTACTCTGATTACTGACGACACCAACATACGGTGGACTATGTGGTCTGGGTACTCAGGACAGTACCCGTTCAGAAATCTCTACGTGGAACTAACCCTAGGTACTGGCATAGTTGCTGTATCTGGAGATCCCTTCATAGGCATGACGTACGGGTTTAATGGGCCAGTATATCCAGAGGTAGGTGTAGGATTACACTCACTTAAAAGAGAAATCCCTGCTGTAGTGTCCGAAGTTCGAGACGATTACATGGGATTTTTGATGGTTAAAAATAGTATTTATTGCTGGGAGTTGTGCGGGCACGCATTTGCTTTAGGAAGCCCAACTTTTTCAGTTTTAAAATATGTGACTAACTCTACCATAGTAGATATTATAGAAGATCAAGATCTAGAGAAATCTCTAGTAGCCGGCACTCGTAGGCAACTAGGGGACCTAAACGTGTCGGTAGATTCTCTAATAGGCCGCGCAGCATTAAAGTACACTAGAGCTAAAAAGGCTGCTGAGGTATCTTTGGCTAGCATAATAAAAGACCCAGGCATCAGAATAGCTCGTATAGGATTCCCAGATTCTGTGTACTGGAGCAGTAGGCTATGGTGGGGCGCCTCAGACAAATACAGAACTATATACGATATGTATCGGCAAGATAACGTACCAGTGTCCAACACATCCGTAAATAGGCAAGCCAAAGTACCGCCTAACATGTACTTCTTATGAAAAAAATATCTTGGATAGACCTCAGGAAAACTATCGATGAGTTAAGCGCAGCTACTGGATTCGTTTGGATGGCACTACGCCACGCTGATCTAACTAGACAGTGTGACTGTATGTCCGAATCCAACGGCTCCGTAGCAGCTGCACCTAATTGTGCTAGATGTTTCGGTACCGGGCACAAATTTACTGATCATTTCGTTAAAGGTTTTATTTGGATAGGGTCTCCAGGAGTAGAGTTTAGGACTGAGGTAGGACTGCTGTCTACTAAAACTACCTACTGTGTAGTTAAGTGGAACGAATCAGTCAGTGACCATGACTATATATTTAGGCTTAAACTAGACCCGGAATCTGGCGATCCTACTAGGCCCTTCCAAATAGTAGAGTCATCCAAAGTACAGGAATGCTATCCTCTGCACGGGGACTCAGGCCGCACCGAGTTTTGGAAACTAGTAATAGAGGAACGCACCGTTACTAAAGGCAAAACAGGGTCCATAGGTACTGCACAGCACGGGCTGCCTGATCGTATCTACCCAGGAGGAGGGTTATAATGACTGATTTTCCTAGGTTTGATGACTACTATTTTAGTGAGTACGATCCGTACGCGCAGTCTATTCTAATAAGGCCTATGTCTACTAGGGACGGTAACCTTTCACTAGAGGGTACTGTTGATGCCCTAGCTGGTTTGCTAGCAAAATATCAAAGTACTTTACATAGAACGCAAGATAAAAGGACGATTTGGATGCCTCATATGTTCATAGCTCCAGAACCTGGCGCTACTTTACGAGGATCCAATGACGAAATATATACTATAGTTGAGCTCATTGAAAATCCAGAAACAGAAAGATGGGAAGGTTGGTTACAATTAGACAGAGTATTACCTGGTGATATTGAACTGACGTTTGTTACAGACGAGTATTACATCGACTTTTCCCACGATGCCCCTAGGAACGCAGTAGGAACCTTATCTGCAGAAAGCAACGAAAGATCCCTGCCTCCTATGAAACCTACAGTGACTTGGACCTTAGTGGAACGGACACCAGCTAAACTAGATGGTAGGTCGTCTCCAAAGAGTGCCAAAACAGAGCTGAAATCGCGCCACCGTGAATATTTTAAAGATGAAAGAAATCCTGGTTATACTATAGAAGTAAGGGGTCAGCGATTTGATAACACTGTTCAGTTCGACTGTTGGTCTACTGATGCGTACTCCGCAGGTAGGTTAGTAGTATGGTTTGAGCAGTTTATAAACAGCAACACTTGGATTTTACAATCCTATGGCACCGACCAAATTCTGTTTAAAAAGCGCACTAGAGACGAAGTAGTCACGAAGTGGCGCCAAGACATAATAGTAAGGAGCACACAATACTTGGTTAGGACAGAAACACTAACTATTTTTAACAGAAAAGACTTTTCTAAAATTGATGTCATAGTTGATACGATGTCGGGACTTCCAGTTAGCTCTGAGCCTAGATATATAGCAGGCCAGTATGTAACAGGAGAGTTAACCCACACAGAGTATGCACAACTATTCAAAGATTTATCAGGTAACTACCTATTTGGTAGTATTCATGTTCGAGATTACGGAGGTATGTAATGACTAGCTACCTACCTGGACTGGATGTAACGCTCAATGACTACGGTCTACGAGTTTTCCCTCCTGCTGCAGGAACTAAGGTTACCCTCCTAGGCTATGTATCCAATACAGGTATAGCTCTAAATGAGCCTATTGCCGTTACTAATGTAAGCCAGGCTATTAAGACCGTGGAGTTTGTTACTCCAGCTAGCGGTTTTAAGATGCCGGGTGAATTAGGTTTAGCTTTGGAGCAAGTAGCTGATGGTGGAGTAACTAATATCGAGATAGTAGCTATTGGATATACTAATACTATAGCTGGGGCCGAGAGCATCACTGGTGCTACTGGTCTGGCTTCTATGTATGTCCCTAGCGTAACTAATGAAGCTGCGCGTTATCTAGCACTATCCGGTGCGTATGACGTACTAATAAACACCCCAGTAGACATCGTAGTTCCAGTAGGCGCTAGGATGGATGCTTCAGGAGCTAACTTCGGAAAACAGTTAGCCAATTTCTGTCACCAAGCTACGTTGGCGGGCAACGCTGCTATAGGCTGTATAGGTACGTATACTCCAATGGAGTGGGCGTTTACCCATCTGAACTATGGAGTGGAAGACGCTGGCGCTATTACTGGGCTAAGTGTTGCCATCAGTGGTGAACTGACAGCCCTTTTCCCCAGCGGCCAGGACCCAAAAACTACCGCTAAAAATCTGTTCTTTTCTGTGCCTAGTAGCGCACTAGCTGGATGGTACGTAAAGTATCACAGCACCCCAGACTTAGCTAATTGGGGTCTAGCACCGGCCGCCACCATAGACGCAGTAATGCCTACGTATTACTCGTACTGGCTATCTGGCGCAGTAAGTAGCGACGGTAACTATCGTGCCGCCGCAGTTAGCGATTCCACGCTAGCCACAGTTTACTGGAACGCTACTCATGGGTGGCAAGCAGTTAACACAGATGCATCTGTTGCAGTAGATGATTTGGGTAACCGAATCGATGCAGGAGCTTTCCTTAGTGTGCTAACTACGCTAACCGCTTATGGCAGTTCCTTAACATATGCTATGTCTGCAGCCTTAGGAGGCTCACTAGCATACACCACGTTAAATATGACACCAACCGCTGCTTATGCCGGCAAAGCCGCCGCTCTGCCAGCTCAGTCAGCACCAACTAACAAGTCCCTAGAGAACGTGTTTGCATTGAAATCCATCTCTGCAACACAGGCTAGTAACTTAGTTAGCTTCCGACACGTCACCATGTTCCAGCGGGCTATCGGTTATACGATTGCCAAAGATGTAACTGGTGCACACAATGTGAACAGGTATCTACGTAGCGATTATGTACTACTAACTACTATGCAAATAACTCAGTTAGTGGTAGAAGAAATCAAAGCAGCGGCCGAGGCGTATATTGGCGAACCCAATACTACACCACAGCGTAACGCTATGCATACTGACATAGATCAGAAAATGCTTGGGTTACAAAGAGACGGTGCCCTACAGTCATATCAGTTCGTTATTACAGCTACCGCAGACCAGCAGGTTCTAGGTGAAGCAGACATCGCAATTAGTATTATACCAGCTTTCGAGCTAACTAATATTAATTTAGTAGTCAGCTTAGCTAAGAGCATCTAAGGAGGTAGATGATGGCTAACGAGAGTGTAAGGAGAACCTATAACTCTTTCTCTGGTGCGGACATGATCTGCACCTTTGGGGGTAAGGTTATAGGCGAGATACAAGGCGTATCCTATACAGTTCAGCGTGAAAAGGCTCCTCTGTATACTATGGGCAGTGCCAGTCCACGCGGCTTTAGTCGCGGTAAACGTGGTATTGCTGGATCGCTAGTATTTCTAGTGTTTGATCGTTCGGCTTTAGTGGACACACTAAAGACTACTAGTTGGAGTTGGTACCTAACGTCTAGGTCAGACGTACGTGGTGACCAGGTCAGTAAACCGTCTTCTATATCTGTGGATGGGTCAGCAGGATCGGTAGGTAGTGTTAGAACCCAGGGAGCAATCGCTGGTATAACATTGGACCGCTCATGGGCTCGACCACGGTTTGTAGATCAGCTTCCGCCTTTTAACATTACCATTACTGCTGCCAATGAGTACGGTGGTTATGCTAAAATGGATCTGATAGGTGTTGAAATCATGAACCAGGGTTCCGGTATGTCTATAGACGACATCACGACTGACGAAGCTTGCACCTTTGTATGTCAGGACCTTTCTCCATGGTCAGATCAGCAGACCGTAGCTAAACCAACTGCATAAACCAAAACGCGGGGAGCACTAGCTCCCCGCTCGGTTTAGGAGTAACATGAGTATAATAGGTGGGCTAACCAACTCAGCAGCACGTGACGATGCCATACGTCGCTCCGTGACATCCCCTATCGAACACAACACAGTTGACCACCAATACTCGTCTGTTGCTGGGTCTGACATAAAATGCTATATATCTATTTCACAACTAGAGGCAGTGGATAATGGAACGCCAGGAGGCACCGCTTTTAAAGAATGGGCGTCCCTACAAACTATCAGTGTATCGTCTACTAGGTCTGTAGTACAGTGTAGAGCTATAGGCAGCTCTGATCCCATCGGAATCACTAGAGGGGCCCGTACATGGGCCGGCAGTTTAATATTTGCCCTAATTAATCATGACATACTAAACCAGGTATTACAATACGTATACCCAGTTTCGGCTAAAAATGCGTTAGTAACCTATGACCAGCCTGTAGCCGACGCGCTACCACCTTTTAATATATTAGTAATTGGGGCCAATGAGTACGGCCAAACCGTGTCACAAGTAGTATATGACGTAGTGCTAACTAACTACGGAAC